ATAGCCGTAATTCTTTGATTCTTGACTGCACTCATAATCTGTACAAGGTGGACATCATGTCCACCTTGTAATTTCGCCGTTTCTTTTGTGATGTTCACTGCTATCAAAGAGAGGAAACGATAGCCGTAATTCTTTGATTCCTGACTGCATTCATAATCTGTACAAGGTGGACATCATGTCCACCTTGTAATTTCGCCGTTTCTTTTGTGATGTTCACTGCCATCAAAGAGAGGAAACGATAGCCGTAATTCTTTGATTCTTGACTGCACTCATAATCTGTACAAGGTGGACATCATGTCCACCTTGTAATTTCGCTGTTTCTTTTGTGAATCACTCCACCGTCTTTCTCCGATACTGCAAACTCTCCTCTGGATTACTGGCGTACTTTTCAACGTCCTCATATGTCTTGTAACAGTTTGCCTGCCGCCGATCGCTTTCATTCCGCATATACTGCATGGACAAGTGAGCCATGGCGTTGAGATGCCGCAGATCATCGATGTTGTCCATGCGGTATACTGCCGGATAATCTACCACGTGGGTGTAGACCCGCATAGCATTTGCCCAGTCTACCACTTCCTTATCCAGTTCCGGTGCATCTCGATGCAGCAGCACATTCCATGCGATCAATCGGCAAATCGCCACATTGTTCTGCGAGAACCCAGGCTTCTCGCCGAGAATCAGGCTGAAATCATTCTTGTCCAGTGTACCCATGCTGTTCCCGTACTGCTCCATGTATCTCTCGATCTTGCTTTTCAAGTCCTTGATAGATGCATGAAATTTCCTCATATCTCCTGCCATTTTGAATTCCTCCGTGTTCCTTTTACTTTACTTTTGATGCCTGTGACATCAAGTATACCGGCAGCCGAAGCTGTCGGTACAGTTCATGTCACATCTCTTACTTTCTACGGGTGATTCGGAAAAAATATAGATTACATGGGACTCACCATTCCTTTCTTATCCCAGTGTTTTTGGTGAATGTTTTGATAATGAAGATTTGTCGATGAGGTCTTGTTTACGCTGCCTTTCTGTTTCTCCGCTTCTTTCTGCGTGTCAGCAGCATGATGAAAAAGCTTGCCAGCAGTCCTGTACCGATCGCCATTACCGGTGTTGCATCTCCGGTTTTCGGTGTCGATGTGGTTTTTGGCGTTGCGGTAGAAGTCGGTGTAGTCGGCGTTGCAACCGGCGGTGTGGTCGGTGTCTTTTCGTCAGTCATAGTAACTGTGATCTCGCCGTCATCCGGAACCGTAAAGGTCTGATCCTTTGCCAGTTCGTATCCTGCCGGAGCGGATTTCTCGTGCAGCGTGTACGTTTCGCCGGCAATCAGCTGAGCCGTCAGAACGTGTGCTGTGCCGTCTGTTGTCCATTCCCCGATCACGTTTTTGTCCTTGTCCAGCAGCTGCATCACTGCACCCTTGATGTCGTTTCCGTCCGTATCCACCTTGCGGAGAGATACACTTGTGGGCTTGTCGTACATTTCAACGTGCGTGATCGTGCCGTCTGCATTGACTGTGAATGTCACATCTTCGGAGATCGTCCAGCCGTTAGGAGCAGAGATTTCACGAAGTGTATAGGTTTCGCCGGCGGTCAGGATTCCCTCGATCAGATGTGCTTCGCTGGTGGATACCCATTCCTCAATGACGTTGCCGTCCTTGTCGATGATTTGTAGCGTTGCACCCGGAAGTTCCTTGCCGCTGGTCAGATCATACTTGGTGATAGATACCTTGGTGGTATCGTCCTTCATGTTGACCTTGGTGACTGTGCCGTCTGCATTGACCGTAAACTGCTGATCCTGTGCCAGCACATAGCCAGCCGGAGCATTGGTTTCGTGTAACGTGTAGGTTTCGCCGGCAGTCAGCTGTGCTTCCATGTAGTTGACATCTGTGCCGGAGATCCACTCATGGATCACATTGCCGTTTTTGTCGATGATCTGGAGCGTTGCACCGGAAACATTCTTTTCACCGGTGATGTCGGTTTTGCTGATGGATACCTTGGTGGTATCATCGATCATCTGTACATAGTCGATCTCGCCGGTTTCGCTGACGGTGAATTCTACATCCTTTGCCAGTGTGTAGCCAGCCGGTGCAGATACCTCATGCAGTACATAGGTCTGACCTGCAATCAGGACACCTTCGATCATGTGCGGCTCACTGCCGGAAGTCCACTGGTCAATGATATTGTTATCCTTGTCCAGTACCTGCATCACTGCACCTGGCAGCTCGTCCTCACCAGTGATCGCTTTTTTGCTGATCTGTACCTTGGTGGTCTTGTCCAGCATCTCCACATGGGTGATGGTGTTGTCCAGATTCACGGTGAACTCTACCTTTTCAGAAATGACATAGCCGTTCGGTGCAGATGTTTCGATCAGCGTGTACTTTTCGCCTGCGATCAGAACCGCTTCGATGATGTGTGCTTCGTTGGTGGATACCCAGGAATCCACCAGATTGTTGTCCTTGTCATACAGTTCCAGGAATGCACCCGGCAGTTCTTCGCCGGTGGTGATGTCCTTTTTGCTGATGTGGACGGAGGTCGGTGCGTCTACCATGGAAACCATGTTTACGCTGCCGTCCTCGTTGACCGTAAATGTGACATCTTCGGCAACTACATAGCCATTCGGGGCAGACACCTCGTGCAAGGTATAGGTCTGTCCGGCTACCAGTACGCCGTTGATCTGATGTGCCGTACCGTCAGATACCCACGCATCGATCACATTGTCATTGGCATCCCGTACTTCCAGTGCGGCTCCTGCCAGTTCCTTTTCGCCGGTGATGTCTGTCTTGCTGATGGATACCTTGGTGGTATCATCCTGCATTTCGACGTGTGTTACGCTGCCGTCCGGGTTAACGGTAAAGGATACATCCTCTGCAATGACATAGCCTGCCGGTGCAGATGTTTCCCGGAGCGTATAGGTTTCGCCAGCAGTCAGAACTGCTTCGATCAGATGTGCTTCTTCTGTGGATACCCATTCTTCAATGACGTTATCATTCTGGTCGATGATCTGGAGCGTTGCACCTGCCAGAGCCGATCCGGTAGTGATGTCCGTCTTGCTGATGGATACCTTGGTGGTATCGTCATACATGGAAACCACATTGATGCTGCCGTCGGTGTTGACGGTAAAGCTTGCATCTGCGGCAACCACATAGCCGTTGGGAGCGGATACTTCATGCAAGGTGTAGGTTTCACCGGCAGTCAGAACGCCGATGATCTCATGTGCCTTGTCTGTGGAGATCCATGCGTCAACCACATTGCCCTTGGAATCCAGAAGCTGCATCGATGCTCCCGGCAGTTCCTTTTCACCAGTGATTTCATATTTGGTGATAGCAACCTTGGTAGTGTCATCACGCATCTCTACTCTTGTAATGCTGCCGTCTGCATTGACCTCGAACTCTACGTCCTCGGCAACTACATAGCCGTCCGGTGCAGAAACTTCATGGAGAATGTACTTCTTTCCAACCGCCAGAACGCCAATGATCTGATGCTCTGTGCCGTCAGATACCCAGGCATCAATGATGTTGCCGTCGGTATCCTTGACTTCCAGTGCTGCACCAGCCAGTTCCTTTTCGCCGGTGATGTCTTTCTTGGTGACGTGCAGTTTTGTGGTATCGTCCAGCATGGTGACTTCGGTGACATTGCCGTTTGCATCAACGATAAACTCTACGTCTGTTGCAACCACATAGCCGTCCGGTGCAGATACCTCATGGAGAATATACTTTGCACCAGCAGTCAGAATGCCGGAGATCTCATGTGCTGTACCGTCGGATACCCAGCTGTCAATGACATTGCCCTGCATATCCCAGACTTCCAGCGTTGCACCGGTAATTTCATTTTCGCCGGTGATGTCTTTTTTGGTGATCGATACCTTGGTGGTATCGTCCTTCATGGCAACGGTCGTGATCGTGCCGTCCGGATTGACGGTGAACTGCATATCACTTGCCAGCACATAGCCGTCCGGTGCAGTTTCCTCGTGGAGGATATATGTCTGTCCGGATACCAGAACGCCTTCGATCAGATGTGCTTTGTCGGTAGATGTCCATTCGTCCATGACATTGCCGTCCAGATCCTTGACCTGAAGCTTTGCTCCTGGCAGCGGATTGGTTCCGGAGATGTCATACTTGGTGATCTCTACCTTGGTCTTGATGTTGTACAGGGTGATCGCATTGGGCGTGCCGTCCAGATTTACCGTAAAGGCAGAATCCGCAGCGGTGTAGTAGCCTGCCGGTGCAGCTGCTTCCCGCAGTGTGTAGGTCTGTCCGGCAGTCAGTTTGGCGGTCAGCGTATGTGTTGTGCCGTCGGTGATCCACTCATCCAGTACATTCTCGTCCTTGTCCAGGATCTGCAAGGTTGCACCGGAAAGGGGTTTCCCGTCCGGATCGACCTTGTCTACCCGAACAACAGTTGCAATATCTGTCATAGATACGCTTGTCACACTGCCGTCGGTGTTGACAGTGAACTGCTGATCCGGAGATACCACATAGCCTGCCGGAGCGGATACCTCGTGCAGAGTGTAGGTCTGACCGGAGATCAGCTGAGCCGTCAGCACATGAGCCGTGCCGTCTGTCAGCCATTCATCGACGACTGTACCAGCCTTGTCGATGATCTGCATCTTCGCACCGGACAGCGGCTTATCATCTTCCGTTACCTTGTTGATCTCCACCTTGGTGGTATCATCATACATGGCAACTACAGTCACTGTGCCGTCCGGATTGACTGTGAATTCTACATCGTTGGCAACTACATAGCCGTCTGCCGGAACAGATTCATGCAGTACATAGGTCTGTCCGGCTACCAGTACGCCTACGATCTCATGGGCTTTTCCGGTCGATGTCCAGCTGTCCAGAACGTTGTCGTTCTTGTCCCGTACCTCCAGCTTTGCACCGGGGATTTCTTTCTCGCCGGTGATGTCGTACTTGCTGATGGATACTCTGGTCTTTGCGTTGTACAGAGCCACTTCATTGGCTGTGCCGTCTGCATTGACTGTAAATGTAATGTCCTTTGCTTTGTAGTAACCGTCCGGAGATGCTGCTTCCCGCAGGGTGTAGGTTTCTCCGGCAGTTAGTTTTGCAGTCAGAGTGTGTGCCTTGCCATCAGATGTCCATTCGTCTACCAGATCACCGCTCTTGTCCAGCAGCTGTAATTTTGCTCCGGACAACGGCTTGCTGTCAGCGTCCAGCTTTTCAATGTCTACCCGTGTGGCAAGGTCAGTCATGGTGAGGATCTTCTTGCTGCCGTCTGCCGGAACAACAAACGACTGATCCGCAGCCTTGCAGTAACCTGCCGGTGCAGATACTTCGTGCAGCACATAGGTCGCACCAGCTGTCAGCTTAGCAGTCAGTACGTGTGCAGTACCGTCTGTCGTCCACTGCTCCACTTCTTTGCCGTCCTGATCCAGCAGCTGCAAAACTGCACCCTTCAGCGGTGTGCCGTCCTCAGTTGTCTTGTTGATCTCCACCTTAGTGGTGTCGTCCTTCATGGACACTTTTGTGATCGTGCCATCTGCATTGACCACAAACGGTACATCACTGGAAACCACATAGCCATTGGGGGCTGCGGTTTCGTGGAGGAGATACGATGCACCGGCAGTCAGTTTGCCGATGATCTCATGTGCTTTTTCAGTGGATGTCCATTTCTCAATGGCATCGCCCTTACGTGTGTAATTGCCGTTGGCATCTCTTTCCGCTGCATATAGTTCCAGAGATGCTCCAGCCAGTTCCTTTTCGCCGGTGATCTCATATTTTGTGAGAGATACCTTGGTTGTCAGGTCGGTCATAGTGAAGCTTTGCAGCTTGCCGTCTGTACCGACTGTGATGGTCTGATCTGCTGCAACGCAGTAGCCTGCCGGTGCAGATACTTCATGCAAAGTATATGTCGCACCAGCCGTCAGCTTAGCGGTCAGAGTATGTGCCTTTCCGTCTGTTGTCCAGGCATCGACTTCTTTTCCGTCCTTATCCAGCAGCTGCATTTTTGCTCCGGAAAGGGGAAGTCCGTTTTCTGCCTTCTTGCTGATTTCTACCTTGGTGGTGTCATCTTTCATGATGACCTTCGTCACAGTGCCGTCTGCGTTGACTGTAAATTCAATGTCATTGGAAACCACATAGCCATTGGGTGCTGCGGTTTCGTGCAGAACGTAGGTCTGACCGGCAGTCAGCTTGGCGGTGATCATATGGGCTTCCTTGCCGGAAGTCCAGCTGTCCAGTGCATTGCCGCTGAGGTCACGCACTTCCAGTTTTGCACCTTCCAGTTCTGTGTCGCCGGTGATCGTTGTCTTGCTGATCTGTACCTTGGTAGACAGATTGGTCAGCTTGACACTAGTCAGACTGCCGTCTGCATTGACGGTAAATTTCTGATCCGCAGCCACACAATAGCCGTCCGGAGCGGATACTTCGTGCAGCGTGTATTCTGCACCGGCAGTCAGCACTGCATCTATGCGATGTGTTGTACCGTCTGTTGTCCACTGCTCGACCTCTGTGCCAGCTGCGTCCAGGAGTTGCAGGACTGCTCCGGACAGCGGCTTGCCGTCCTCATCAACCTTGTCGATGCCGACCTTGGTTGCAATGTCCTGCATGGTGATGTTCTGCACCTTACCGTCCGTACCGACGGTAAACTGCTGATCTGCTGCCTTGGCGTACCCCTTGGGAGCAGATGCTTCTCGGAGAATATATGTCTGTCCGGCAATCAGTTTGCCGTAGATCTGATGGACGCTGCCATCTGTGATCCAGCTGTCCACCAGAGTTTCTTTGCCGTCTGCGTCTGCTGCAATGACTTGCAATGCAGCACCACTCAGCGGCTTGCCGTTTTCATCGGTTTTCTGGATCTCGATCTTTGTCGCAAGGTCGTACATCCGAATCCACATTTCGCCGGATTCGTAGTCATCGCTCTTGACAAATTCGCCCTTGTCGTTCAGGGTGAAGTGAATATCCTCTGCCACACAGTAACCGTCCGGTGCAGACACTTCGTGGAGAGTGTAGGTTTCGCCAGGTGTCAGTACCTTGTTGATCTGGTGCTGTGCGTTTTCCGTTGTCCATTCGTCCAGAACGTTGCCGTTCTTATCGATGATCTGAAGCTTTGCTCCCGGCAGGAAGATAAGTTCCTGTCCAGCCGTCTGCTTTTGAATGTCAGAAAGCTTTCCGACAGTCAGACCAGTCTGCTTCACATCTTCCATGATCACACGCTGTCCAACTGTAAATTCCAGATCTTCGGAAAGGAAATATCCCTCCGGTGCGGACACTTCGTGGAGAATGTAGGTTTCATCCGGATTCAGAACGGCTCTCATTTCGTGTCGGGTGCCGTCTGTTGTCCATTCTTCGATGACATTGCCGCTTTTGTCCTTGACTTGCAGGACAGCACCAATGACATCGTGACCTCTATCGTCTGTCTTGATGATACCAGCCCATGTTGCATCGTCCACCATGCCAATGGATACGGTGTCTTTGCCCACGGTAAATTCCATATCCTCTGCGGTGTAGTAACCGGTGGGGGCTGCTGCTTCATGCAGAGTGTATGTTTTTCCATAGATCAGTTTTCCGTGGATCACATGAGTAGTGCCGTCTGTGATCCATTCCTCGACCACGTTTTTGTCGCTGTCCAGGATCTGCATCTTTGCACCGCTCAGCGGTTCTTCGCTGTCGTTATACTTGCTGATCTCGACCTGTGTAGCGTGGTCTACCATCTGCAATGTGATGGGATTGCCGTCCAGATCGGTCACGCTGCCGTCAGCCTGAATGGTAAAGTAGATGGGATCTGCCTTGATGTAACCGTCCGGTGCAGCGGATTCCCAGTACTCATACTTCTTTCCGACTGCCAGCTTTGCAGTTACGATGTGGCTGCTGCTGTCTGTTGTCCAGGAATCTACAGCAGAAGTGCTGCCCAGTTCCATGATCGACATCTTTGCACCGGAAAGGGCATTGCCGTTCTCGTCAACCTTGGAGAATTCCACAGTTGTCGGGTGATTGACAATCTCCTCGTCCAGCTGGACTTCTTCGTTTGCCTTATTCACCTGAACTGTGACCGGATAGCTTTTATCCGAAAGGAGATAGCCGTCCGGCGGAGTGATCTCGTGTACCACATACTTGCCGTTGGGAACGTCCTCAAAAGTGAATGAACCATCATCACCGGAAACCGCAGTCATGCCCGTGTAGGTATTTTCCAGTGTAAATTCTGTGGTATCCGGTGTGAACAGTCCGAGAACTGCTCCGGCAAGTCCGTTGCCGTCCTCGTCCACTTTCTTTCCGACGATGTTGCCGGGGTTTGTAGTATCGATCAGTGTTCCGGCACTGTAATCTGTAACGCCGCTGGAAATGAAAAATTGTCTGGTGATCAGTTTGTATCCGGCATTGTTCTTGCAGCGGAGTTCCTGCAGCTTGTAATGACCGCAGATCAATGCACCCTTCGTTCTGTCTGCCTTGCTTTCATCGCCGAACCACACACCCAGCTGTGTGATTGCTTCGTTTGTAATCGCATCCGGAACTTTCAAATCGCCGTTCTCATCAGTTGAGAGAAACTGCAAATAGTCGTCCAGATCATTCAGCTGTCCACGCCCAGACTTGGAGGAGAACTTACCATGCACGTCTGTCATGATGATGTGCTTTTCTCCGGTGTCTGTGTTGGTCAGCAGAAACGGAATGTATGCCAGCGATCTTTGGTTGCCATCTACCTTATTGAAGCTGAGGTCGCCACGGACAATATCTTCCTTGAAGTTTGCAACATATTTTACCTCAGTTCCAGCTTCCTGAATGACTGCTTTGCCATTTTTCTCAACAATGTGCAATGTGCGTTCCAGACCGCTAAGCTTATATCCAGTTGGAGCTTTAGATTCTTTGATCACTACTGTGCCGAGAGGAAGATAGGCATCACCATCGTTATCAGTAAACAATGTGCCTGATTTCAGCCAGTCTTTTCCCAAATATGCTCTTCCGTTTTTATCTGTAACCAAAGTCCATGTTCTAGTCGGATTGCCAGTTGCAGAAGTACCGGAGTAGTACTTCATGGTGAATTCTGCTCCTTCCAGAGAAGCAGAAGCTTCGTTTTGAGCCGCTGCCTGTCCGGTTTCCGAATCCACCTTCTGAATGGTCAGTCGGGTCGGGTCAAAGTGCGGTGCTTCTTTTTGCTCTGCCCACGGAATTACTACATAGGTATTGTTTTTTGCCTTTCCGTAGATCTGGTTGATGCTGTTGATCTCGCCGGTGGTATTTCCATCGCCGTTGACCGGTCCAGACTGCCACCAGCTGTCGGATTTGCCGTTACCCATATAGATGCCGATATGATGATTTTTATCACGATTGCCTAAACCAGTCAATCCAGTACTACCACTTGCTTTGTTGACGCACCAGATAATATCGCCCTTTTGCAGCACGCCGCTTTTCAGCATTTCGTCTTTGTTACTGAATTCGTAATAGTGCAGATTGTTCTGCGTGATAAATGCGTACCAACCGCCGCCGTCCCAGCACTTGTAGGAATAACCCATTTGGTTAAACTTTGCAAGGTTCGGGACATATGGGCTTGTTGTGCTTACCGGAACTTTGTTGTAGTACGCCAATCCATGTGAGATGATGTACCAGACAAAGCCCTGGCAGTTCATGCCGCTGTATCCCTGCCACTGATTGCCTTTGGGGGAAGCAGCATACAGACTGCTGTTGTATGGTGTTCCCAGATAGTAGTTCTCTTGACCGCCTGTAGAATATTCGGTCAGAAACGTTTGCCACTGTTCTTTGGTTTCCTTGTACTTATTGCCGCTCAGACGATACAAAGCATCGCTCAGATACACAGAACCATTTAGCTTTGCCGCCGATGCCTGGAATTCCGTTCCGGTCAGAATGCCGGAGGTCAGAACCATGACGGTGGCACAAAGCACAGTAAAACCACGTTTCAAGCTGCCTTTCAGCTTTGAAAGAAATTTCATTTTTTCTCCTTTCGGTTCAAATTCGGATATTCGGATGCACTTGTTCTCACATGGGATTCATTCCTTCCTGTTGGGATTTTGACATGAAAAAACCGCCGAAGTGCATTCCGGCGGTCTTTCCTGTGGGATCTATACAAAAAGCCCGGTCACTTTTCACAGAAGTTTCCGGGCTTTTGTATACAATAGATGCTCTCAGTCGCAGATTTGACAAGCATTTTGCCAATCTGATATACTGAAAGCATCTGAAAAGAGAGGAGGTGATCTTGTGAAAGATGTACTCAAGGACAAATTCTCCAACTTTTTAGACGGTTGGATTCGTTCCAGCACAATAGCTGCTTTGTTTCTCGCAGTCTTTTTTCTTCATGTGATTTTTCTTTTTGAAAGTGATATTGCCGAGTGGGTCGATACACTTTTGAAATGGCATGATTTGCAGTTTCACATGAAAAATTTGAGTGCGATCGGTTTTGACTTTTTCGTCTTAGAATACCTAGCAAATATTCTATGGAAAATCAAAAATAAAATAACACATACCCATCGTATTTATGGTTCTTTGGAATATGAGGATTATTTTCAAAAAGAACAAAGACGGCATTACTTTTCTGCTGGAATTCCCTCTATTGTGCTAAGCGTTTTTTTCATTGACATACTTGCAAATAGTCAATGGGATCTTATCATGATTACATGGGATCATCTAAAAAGTGGATTTTGTGCGAAGATCACATTTGTCACAATAGGATTGTACTTCATATACGCAGTATTCCAGGAAATCATCTGGAATCGAAGCGTAAATGAAGCATAACCTAACCACCACAAAAGGCGTTTGAGAAATAGCAGTTCCCAAGCACCCTTATCTATACAAAAAGCCCGGTCACTTTTCGCAGAAGTTTCCGGGCTTTTGTATGCTTATTCAATTATTTTAGTCCTGCACCCAGACTTGCTCGTCATAAGCTGCTTTTACGATCTGAGTTTCGTAATGTCCTTGGGCTGGGGTTTCTTCATACCAAAATTCATAACTATAATGTGTATCATCACCTTTATCAAGAGCAGCACCGTCATGTGCCACATATTCATCAAACGAATTTAATCTCAACCCACATCTGCACTGGAAAATCTTTTTTTCTCCAGCCGGAGAATCTTCTACCCAAACCTGCTGTGTTACAGCTTCGTGGTGGATGGTTTCGTAATGTCCCTTGGGGGCTGCGGTGGTTTTCTTTACCGGAGTAGGGGATGCCGGCTTTGCTGTGGTAGCTTTGGGCTTGTCTACCACCGGTTCTGCTACAGCAGTACCTTTTTCCGGTTCCTTCTTGGCTTCCGCTGTAGCAGCCGTTGTTGTAGTTTCTGCCGTGGTACTCTCGGAGGTTTCCGTAGTTGTCTTTTCGGTCGTTGTGGTAGTTTCCGTGGTGGTTGTGGTTGCTTCTGTGGTGACGGTGGTCGTTGTCGTTGCCTTTGCTTCTGCGGTGCTGCTGTCCTCTGGCTCACTGCCGCAAGCGGAAAAAGCAAGTACCAGAGCGGTAAGCATTCCTGCGATCACACCAGTTTTCCAGATCTTATTTTTGTTGGTTTTCATATGTCATTCCTCCTTGTACCTCGTACAGGTCAATCATCGTTTCTACCCTTATTGTACCTGTTCTGAATTTTTTTGTCAAATCTGCAATTGCAGATCACTCAATTTTTAAAGAATATAAAGTGATTCGCATCTTTTACTTTCAAAAAGAAAGCTAATGATTCTTTTGATACCATAGAATCAACAGTCTGCTTCCAACTGCAATGGCGATAGAGCCGATTGCTGCAAGAATGACCGATGGAATTGCAGGCAACCGGATCTTGATCCAGAAGAAATACAGCAGCAGGATCAGACTGCCGCAAAATGCAAGTACAGCCACAGACCGGGTAAAACCTGTATTCGTGCTGTTCTCGTAGCATTTTTTGCAGTAACCGTTATCGCCCTTTGTGACCTCTACCGGGTTTTCACCGCAGATGCAGCATAGCTGCTTTTTTTGAAAACATGTATCACAATACCATCTGTTATGATACAGCGTAACAACCATATGGCTTTTGCATTGACAACAGCGTCGCTTCTCCGGAAAACCAAAAATCACTTTCATTTTCTTTATGCCCATAACATTCTCCGGTATTCTTCATAGTTCCAGAACCAGTCGGCATTGCTGTATTCTTCCTCCTGTTTCATAGTTTCTCGTGCAAGCATCTGAAAGTCCAGAACACAGTCCGGTTCACCGGAGTTCAGAATCTCTTTGATTTTCACTGGATTCATTTTTGTTACCCTTCTTTCTATTTTCCAGAAGTCGAATCATTTGTTGTTTGATTTTCGGGATTTTCTTTAGGTCATTTTGAACTGCACGAAAATCCATTATGATACATTTGATTACCATCCATACCGCAGCAACAACGGTAAGAAGAGTGCAGAAAATTGAAAAAAAATCAGAATAATTCATCATGCTGCACTTCCTTCAGAAATTCATGTACCAATTCCGGTGTCAGCAGATAAAACTGCATCACACTGTACAACGGTGCGTAGTGTGGTTCTCCGTGGACAGAAAACCGTCCTTTTCCGGTGGTTTTCAGCATTCCTCTGTTCGCCAGCAGTTTCACATCAATACCGGAGATCCCGAATTTTTGCTGGAACGAATACGAACTTACGCCCATTTGCTCACAGGCATCTGCAAGGCTTTCTACACCGATGGTTTCCATGAGAAATTCGGCGATCTCGTTTTTACTCCAAAAATTGCTGATTGGAACGTGATGTTCCTTTGCCAGCTGGACCAGTCCGTCTTTGGAGATTACCCCTTTGCCGTGGGTGATCCGGTGCAGAACATAGGCTTCTGCGGTCGGAAATTGTTCCATGTATGTCATGATTTTTACCTCCCCAATCTTCAGGTCCCGGCACTTTGCCCCGCAAATATCCCCAAAAAGCAATTCCGCACCTACTACGAGCAACTGTATGGAGGTTTTTGCGGAGAGGATATTTGCAGGGCAAAGCACCGGGAATATGGCGTAATACTGGCATTTTCAAGTACGGACAGTCTGGAAATTCGATGATTGAAAGGAGTGCATAGGGGGTAACTATGCAGTTTGGGGAATGTGACTATCCGCATTTGAAAATGCCAGTGTTGCTATTGCTATTTTTTCTGCAATGTCCGGCAAATCAGATCTGCCGCTGCTCTGGACGGTGCAGAAAAGCCAAACTGTTTGTGGCAGGAAAGGCAAACTGCACGGTATTGATAGCTGCCGGCATATGTCACGCACATCGTCTTTTTGCCGCAGTAAATGCAGGAAATGGCTTCTTTTCTTGCTGATTCCATGTTTTTCACCTCGATGGTTGTCAGCACAAGTTGAAGATAAACGATTCATAAGCATCGGCATTTTCGCTTCTGGGGATTGCCGATGCTGCTATACTGTCAGCTGCATGATACAGACAGGTCAGCAGATAGCTTCTGCGGTTTCGGATTTTTCGGTTGGCAGTATTTTTCATCACTTCTGCGGTCTGATCTGCGGTCAAGGTCTGCAATTTTTCCCGAACGGTTTCTGTCTGCATCTCTACGCCGCCGACTTTCAGCGTTTTCTTGGCGGTTTTTGCAACCCATGCCAGAATGGCAGCGATTTCTGCAATCGCCTTGTTGCCGAACCGCTTTGTTTTTTCCGATGTTACCTGTGTCTGAGCCTGTTCCAGCTTTTTCTCATAGCTTGCTGTTGTGTCGTTCTTCGGCTCTGCCGAAAGATCAGAAAAAGGTAAGTTTGTTTGTGGTAAGTCTGATTCTATATAACGAGTATGATTTTCATACTCGCAGGTATGATTTTCATACCCGACAAAATCCGTCACAGTCTGACAAGTTTCCTCGGTAACTGCTTCCTTCGGAACGTCGTTATAGAATCGCATCACATAGATCTTGGGGTGCTTTGCAATACCGCAATCCTCCTTTTCGATCAGACCGGAATGCACCAGTTCTTTGAACGTCTTGCTGACCTTCTGTCTGGCACACTGTAGGGTATCCATGGCTTCGTCCCAGGAAAAGTAGACAAATGCTCTGCCGTTCTTGTCTGTAAAACGATCTGCATTCTTTAAGGAAAGATTGCTCCGATCCAGCAAAAAGCAGTACAGGACCTTTGCCGCCAGAGAGAGTTCTTCCTTAAATTCGGCGGTCTTAAACAGCACCAGCGGCAATTTCATGTATTGCACGATTTCTGCTTCTGTTGGTGCATTCTTTTCTGTGATGTATTCCAGTGTCATTTTCTTTCCTTACCTTTCTTTCTACACATCACTCTACATTGATGTGCTTGTACTTCAACATGTCTTCGTTGCAATAGACGTAAAATTCGTCGGTATCATTTTTCTTTGCGATCATTCCCAGCTGGATCAGTTCCTCGTAGCATTTCTTGCTCTTTCCTGTTCCATATTGCAAAAGGTCTACAGCTTCTTCCAGCGGAAAAGACACATAGACCTCATCGTTTTCGTTGCAGAACTGCTTGCCTTCATGAAACGGATTGTTTGTCCAGTCCAGTGTTCGATTGAGCATGAAGCTGTACAGCACCTTTGCTCCAAGAGAGATGTTGTGATACTCTCTGTGGATGTTGCTGTACATCAGCGGCTCCGGAAAAGGAATCCAGCTGTGCTTTAGTTTTTCGGCGATCTCCGAAAATTCTTCAACGGCGAATTTTCGTGTTACGATCCAAAACGGCAGCGGCTTCTTTTCCGGGATGTTGTTTACTCTAACTTTCATAAATCTTTACTCCTTTTCTCGCTCTCACTCACCTTAAACGGAACGTTCCCATGGCTTTCGGTTGCGGTTTGCTTCCTGCATACGGTCTGCAATTTCTTGGGCGTGCTGTTCTTGCAGCGAACTTGCATAAAACGCAATTGCTTTACCGATAAAGTCGGTAAAGTCTTTGTCTTTCCATTCCTCTGGTTTCAGATATGCCGGTATCTGTTCCAGAAGATCTTCTTTTCGGGGAACATACCGAACGTGTTCGATCTGATTTGGCTTATCAACCTCCATGATGTCTACGACGGCATCCATATCCAATGTGCCTGCCTTGGACAGCTTTCGCATAGCGACCGCCTGTGCTTTGTTCGGATAATGTTCAAATGCGGTGAGTTCCATCTCATCCCAGACATCTCGCTGTTCTTTTGCGGTGAGATAGGAGAGTTCTACACCGGTCACCATGCCGATCTTATTGTCATCAATGAGTGTTTGTAATTCTGGAATCAGATAAGACAGGCGAATATATCGCTGCACATTGCGTCCAGTCATGTTATACGTTTCGCCAAGCAAATCTCGTGTTTTAACATTCTTGGGATATTTTTCGTTGTTTGGATTAGAAATACGTTCTCTTGCTTCTACTTCCATTCGCAGTGCATTGCCACGCTCACACGGGAGAATATTCTCTCTGGTCAGCAAGTTGCTCTCTGTCATAGCAACAATGGCTTCGTCCATGGTCATGTTATGGATTCTGACTTCCAGACGATGATCTTCCGGAAAAATCTGTCGTGCAACATGGGTCCTGCGGTGTCCGGCGACGATATAGAATGTATCCTCGCCACGCTCATTCTTCTCTCCGGTGCGGATCACCTCAATTGGTGTCCGGATTCCGGAATTCATAATGGATTCTTTCAGCTTGCTCATATCCTCATCGTCCCGGATGTAAAACGGGTGATTCGGAAATGTTACCAGCTGCCGGGGATAGATCATCAGCCGCTCTGGCATAGCAGCTTCGTCACGCTGCTCCTGAGTGGTGATGATCTGGGCGTATTTTGCTTCTTGTATTTTGCTGTCCTGCGTGATTTCCCCTAATGCAGACCGCATGTTTTCTTGCGATACGGGCATATGTTCTTATTCTCCTTTCGTGTATTCCGGAAAGCGAAGCTTGATCGCTTCCCAGAAAAATGGTGCATATTCACAGCTGAAAATGGCATCCACAGAACTGTAGATGCCATCTTCAAAACTATTCCAAAGATTAAATGCCAACCGAGTTGTCTTTCTGGAAGTATCAGTTTGCCACGAAAGTGACAATGCATTTTCTCCGAGAATCGCATCAGATTCCAGATCAAACAGGTCGCCAAAATGCTGATAACACACATCGTCCAGTGTGAACAGATATGCAATTGCTGTGTGATAGCAGTCTAATGAACGCATTTGCTTCAATATCTTCCGGCATCGGTCGAAATGCTGTGAATTTCGGAAAATAGTATTCATACTTTCTTTTCCCCCATATTCACGATTTCCTGTACCAGTGTTTCAAATGCCTGGCTGCCCTTGCCGTTCTTGTCCTCTTTGAAAATTGACACGCCATTCAGAGATGCATCCTGAAAACGGACTGCCTTGGGAATTTCCGTATGCAACACGCCAAAATCGCTGTACTGCTCCCGAAGCATCTCGATCAGTGCTTTGCTGGTTACCACACGGCTCTCTACCATGGTGAACAGGATGCCGTCCAGTGTCAGAGCCGGATTTAGTCCCCGACGTACCTGAGAAATGGTGTGCAGCAGCTGTGTCAGACCTTTGGTAGACAAAAACTGTGCCTGAGTAGGAATCAGCACCTCTGTCGCTGCGGTCAGGGCATTCTGCACCAGAATTCCCAGCGTAGGCAGACAGTCGATCAGAATGTAATCATAACCATCCTTCACAAATTCGATGTACCGCTTCAGATGAGATTCCCGGCACATACTGCTCATAAGAGCCATTTCTGTACCGGACAGCATAATGTCGCAAGGCAGCAGATCCACGCCTTCCTGGCTGTGCAGAATCCCATACGATGGAGTTTTCGGCAGCTTGTCGTCCAGCAGCATTCCATAGATGCTGGAAAGAGTTACTTCCAGACCATCGGAGTTCTTCCAGCCCAGTGCAGTCGTCAGACTGCCCTGAGGATCGCTGTCAATCAGCAGGACACGTTTGCCGGTATTGGCAAGTCCTACGCCAAGGTTCAGTGCGGTCGTGGTCTTTCCCACGCCGCCTTTCTGGTTCGTCAGTGCGATTACTCTACAGTTGCTCATAGTAGGTTCTCCTTTAATGTGTATTTTGTATTCCCCGAAGGGTGGTGGGCTGGATACGCTCCAGCGGGCGGCAGTGAAACATACATTTTTGTTTAGCCAATTTTACTTGTCGTTGCTCTTACACTCTATCTCGACAAGACAAACAAATTTTATGATGTTCTCTTACGGTCTTACCATTTAAAGAGTACAGTCTTTCCTTTTCGTTTTTACAAGGTCTTTCAAAAAACTCTCCGTTCCAGAGTTTCCCGTAAGCTTTTCCGTTCTGAAATTTCCAGTCACAATAAAATGCACAAAATCCATCTATCCCATAGCATCTGTGCAGTTTGATAATTCCGGTGGGGGTAAGTCCGATTTCTCTTGTCATTCTCCCATCTTCTTTAAGCGGGTCAGAGCACACCCATTCAAGGGCTTCGAGAAAATCCTCCCTTGTAATTGTGGAATGTTCTCTCCAATTGTTAAAGATACGGCTTTCACCGGCAAGAACGATTTTCTTTTTGGTTTCAAAAAAATGATTATTTTCGAGTGCATAACGATTGATGTCATTCACAATAATCTTCCTCCTCATTGGACTCCCATTCGCTGATGATGTAATCTGCCCGTTCATCATAGTTATTTTCCAGTTCATCTAAGCAATCCGCATATGCTTCATGCAGCTTTTTCATCAAGTTTTCATCTGATTTGATAAATACTGTAACTTCGTGGTACTCCACATCTTCCACATCAGCATCAAAATATTTAGCAGTTTTTTGGATCAGCTTTTCTTTTTGAATTCCTACCGCATCAGCCAGATCGCCCAAATTGTCAAAAATGTCAAAATCAGTTTCGTAATGTTCGCGGTCTGTATAGATGGTGTAGTGGTCATCATTGAGCCACGAGTTGCCGCCTACATTGATAAAGGTGTCCAATTCAGCGGTCTGTTTTTCTTTATCGTAGTACAGATACACATCGGTATTATAGCGGTTCAGTTCCAGATCAAATTTTTTGAGCATCTCAGCCAGCTTTGCTACGATTGCTTCCCGATTTTTCAGTGTTCTCATTTGTTTGCCCTCCTGTTTGTACTTTCAATCATCGTTTTTCCCTCAGCGAATAAAAAAGCCATCTGAAAATTGAAACTGTCCGTTTCATCCTTTTCAGATGGTATTTTCTGTATAGAATTTACATTTTAGAAAAGGTGGACATCATGTCCACCTTACTTAAAATGCAAAAATTCCATCCGCTTTGCAGCAGATGCATCGGAATGTATCCACTGCAAAACAGATGGACTGTTTTGCGATATTTGCAGTGTTACGAGAATTTCTCAGAATGCTGTACGCATTTGATTCTTCCCGAAACTGCGTTGTTTTCGCCTACCCCAACATTTGCAAAAGAGCCTTTCTTCATTTGAGACAATCGATTCAAATTGCTCTATAATACCGGTATCAATAAAAGTTGTTTTACGTTCTCCGCATCTATGTTTCTTATCACTTCCCGACATATTAATCACCTCATGGTGATTATAGCACATTTTGTCGAAAAAGTAAAGCGTCAAAACGTATCAAAATCCCTCTGATCCGCCAGCACATCATAATGACACTCGTCATTCTCCCGTTCGGTGAACATATCATTCACCAGACCAATGGTCAAAAAATCCAAATCGCCCATTGACAAACCAAGCTGAACGCACCGCAACAAAAACAGCGGTGTGGTCATCGGTCGGTCAATCGGGCGATGTTTTTTTTAGACTTGACCTGTGTTTCTACGTTCAAACCCCAGAGGTCGATCAGCTGCGGCAAGATCTCATAGATGCTGAACGTGTTAAACTGCTCCAACCACTCGTCCGGCGATGCCGGAATGGCTGCATCAGCGTGTTTTGCCATGATGTAGGCGATGTTCTCAAATACCTCAAGGCTTTCAATGTCCAGTGCAGAGGATTCCTCTGTATTTTCTCCCACAGACTTTTGCAGTGCTGCAAAGTCCTGATAAATATCTCTGCGAAACTTCAAACGATACAATCTGGGAACTGCTGCACTTGCCTTGAACGGCACTTCAATCCCATCAATTGTAATATTTTTCTGAATTGCCATGCTGCACCCTCCTTACGCTTTTACAGTGGTCTTGGAAGTCGTTCCGGCTGCCGGTGTGTATACGTTTTTGTACCAGCCATCATAAGTAGAAGCATCTGTGGATTCACAGGTCTTTGCCTTTACCAGACCGTTTGGCAGAGCCGAAGCTTTGATAGAAATGGTTTCTGTTTTTACTTCCTTGCTGTCCTCGGTAGTCTGTCCCTCTGTTGCTGGACGGGAGGCGGAACAGCAGTAAAGAACATGGCGAATCTTTCGCTTATCTCCGGTGAATTCAAACAGCAATGCAAACTGTGATACCTCATCATCATTTCGTTCCACCAAAACACCGTTGCTGTCCAGGATTTCTCCCAGAATATCCGTGGAGAAATCTGTAGGGATCAAGGCGATTTCCAAATCACCTTCATAGCCGGAATTGTTGGAAATTACGTAGTATACGATGTCGTCGGCATAAAAATTTTCGTTTTCGCCGTTTGCATCAATGGAAATGGAAACCGCACCCGGCAGACGCACCGGATCCACATAGACCGGTGTCAAATTGGCTCCGCTGGCATCGGTTACCCAGTCCTTGATTTTAGCGTAATGTACATTGGTCAAACCGAATTTGACTTTGTTCTTTTTGTTTGCCATAAATATACCAGCCTCCTAAAATCTAATGTCGGCATACCATTCGTTCTCGTGCAGCATCCTGCCTCGGACTCAGGCATCCGTTTCGTAAAGCACTTCATAGAGTTTTTCGGACTCTATCCAGACTTCTGATTTTGTGTAGTAAATCTCATGACGTTTCAGAACCTCTTCGATCTGATTTTCCAGTTCAGGATTCTTAACATCTGTGTAAAGTTCAATATCCAGCATCTTAAAGCTGAAATACATGGAATTATCCGCTGAGAATGTATTCTCTCCAGGAGATAAGAACAGCAGAAAAGGCGGTGCAGGGCTTTCTCCCTCGGCAAAATGATGGTAGGCGAAAGGCAGTCCCATTTCCTCCATCATTTCTGCGATTTGTTCGTAGGTCATGACAAAGCCCCCTCAATCAAATGCTCCAGCAACTGTACACCGTTTTCTTCCGCAGGAGCAATATGCGGTTTCCCAGATACCCGACCGCCGCCACGCTTGGCGTGTCCCTTTTCCAAAAGGTGTGCCAGTTGATATCTGTTTTTAGAATGTACTGTCATCTTCAAAGAGTGACTGTTTTCGCCAGTCTTTTTTGTCGCCCAACTTTTTGCATATTTTCCAGTGCCCCTCGGAGCATTGGCGGAAATCTCGTTTTTCACTTGCGTGGCGGTTTTCCGGACAGCCTTTTTCATGGCAGTATCCGCAAGGTCTGCATATTCCTGCAAGCCCTGCATAATTTCCTCTGCAAGATTGTCAATACTGGTCATTTTGTCCTGCCTTTCTGGCTTCTGCAGTAATTTTCAGATAATCCTTGTGCAGATAATCCGGTGTAACACTGGTGATGTTGTATGTGACATCCCGAAACAAGATTCGGTTGCCTGTTACAGACGGCATCCAGTTTCGACTTTGCCGAATGAGGAATTCCAGTGTTTGTGTTTCTTTGGTCACACCAGCGTCCGTATGCTCCGAAGAAGCTTTCAAAGTCACTTTTGCCCAGCAGGAAAAAGCTTCGTCCCACACAGCGGTGTGATTTCCGATTTCATCGGTAACGACACGATTCACCAGAAAGGTGATTCTCTGATTCAGTGTTCCAATTTCCATCAAATCACATCCTCTCGCTGTGCAAACAGCATGGCACGAAGTGTTAATGTCAGTTTGGAAAAGTCTGCGGTATTGCGGTTTTCATAGAGATAAGAAACCGTGTAGAGCATCGCTGTTCGTACCACATCTTCGTTTTCTGAAAAGCGTTCCTCGTCCATTCTTCCCACATCCATTACCAGCTGTTTTGCAGTTGAAATAAGGGAGAGCAACAATGTATCGTCATCTTCAAAATCAATCCGCAGATACTGCTTGACTTCCTGTAAAGTTACCACCCACTCCAACCCCTTTCTCTGATTACGCTTTCATGCCAAGTGTCTTTACGGCTTCGGTCAGAATCAGTCTGCCATCGACACGCTGAGATGCGAGGAATCCAACCTGACCATTCATTGCAAATACCTCGTTCAGCCGCTTAAAGGAGCATCCCTGACGGTCGCCGATCCAGTAATAGCTGAAATCTCCGAAAGCAAGACACTTTGCACCCGCCTTGATTTCCGGCACATAACTGGAAGTGTAGTACGGACGATTGAGAATGGTATCCGGAACGCCAGCCTGTACAGATGGATTCCAGATGTAATTGCCAGTGCTGTCCTTCAGCTTGCGGAGTGCCTTTACTGTGGAATCGTTCAGCACCCAGACTGCCTTTTTGCGATACGGACTTCTGAGAGAATAGAACAGTTCCAGAACATCATCGAAAGTGATATTTGCAGTGCTGGTTGTTGCCCCGCTTTCTGCACCACCCGTTGCAGCGAAGATACCGGTCGGCTTGCCCTTGCCGTCACCAACGAAAAATGCCTCTTCTTCCTTTGCACCGATTCTTCTTGCAAATTCCTTTGCGATGTAAGACGGCAGATCAAAAGCAGCATCATTCAGCAGTTCCTCAGAGATCTTAATTGCCGTGCCGACCTTGTACGCACCGAGAGAAGCCTGTCCAAAGGTATCATCCGACAGCTTATATGCGTCTTCCTCGTCCATCCACGATGCCTCACCCTTAGAAGTAACGATGGGAATCTTTCGATCACCGGAGGAAGTTTTGATGACAGTCGCCAGCTGTCGGAAAATGTTTTCTTCGGTCAGGGCTTCTACCAGTTTCCGTTCAAATTCATCCGGCACAAGATAGCCACCCTCAGTATCTGTACCAACCTGCAGGTCGTTTCGGACATCGTAAAAATTGCGATTGCGAATGCTGTTCCAGAAAGCAGTACGATATGCATCCGATGCAATTCCTGTTTTGGTATCACTGTGAATGGATGCGTTCGGCTTGTTCTGAATCAGCGTAGAAGTCGGCTTGTTCATCTCCGCCTCAATCTGAGCCTGTCGTTCCAGCCGCTGGATTTCCTTGCCGTATGCCACGATCTGCTGCTCCATGGCATCGTAGGTCTTGCTGTCCTCTTCCGAAAGCAGACCGCTTTCATTTCGCTTGGAATCCAAAAAGTCACGGGCAGTATCCCATGCCTTGCTTCTCTTTTCTCTCAGTTCCTGAATTGTCATAGTATCAGTCCTCCTGTAATTTAATCTTTCAAAAGTGCCAGCCGCTTGTCCAATTGGTTGATCGGCGTGCCTTTGGATGCAGTCGCAGAAATCTTCTGCAGAAAAGAATCCAGTGTCTTAGAAGGCGTATACAGCATGGATGCTGTGCTTTCCTTCTTTTTTTCATCCGGATCTTCTTCAGGAGATTCCTCTGTTTCTTCTTCATCTGGATCTGTTTTTTCTGGTTCTTCTGGAACAAACGGATTCTTTTTAGAAAAGAGAATACCGTCTACAAAACCCAGCTGCAATGCTTTTTCTGCATTCATCCACGTTTCTTCATCCATCAGCCTTGCAATCTTATTGCGGCTGAGATGCGATTTTTCTGCATAGGCATTGATAATGGATTCCTTGACTTCGTCCAGAAGTGCGATGGCTTTCTCCATATCTGCCTTGTTGCCCATGGCACAGGTCATCGGATTGTGGCACATCAACATTCC